ACCGCCTTCTACCCATGAATAACTTCCATTAGCACTTGTACTTAAAACGTAGCCGTTAGTTTCACTACCGATAATATTTGTATTGTAAACAAACGGAGTAAGAGGATCTACATAATTGAGAATTGCCCCTGTTGAAGTATCTGAAAGTAATCTTCTCCAAGTTCCGTGGGCGTAATATAATGAACCTGTGTCATGAGCATGGCCTATAGAACCATGATATGTACCTGGGTTAACATTATCGAGATTTAGTTTTGTATCATATAAGAAAGATACTTTGTGTGGTTTACCTAACAAGTCTAAATTGCTGTTAATATCAAATAGATCCACTGGATTATTTGCATCTCCTAACGCAAGATAAAGCTCATTAAAATTATCATTGGTTTTGTCGAATGCATTTCTTAACGGATCACCTGTCCCGTCGTTAGCAGATGCTCCGATACTAATTATTTGTTTAGACATTTTGTTTTCCTAAAATTCTTTATAGTTATATTTATTGCTTATGAAGGCGGCGTTGTAATATCATAATCGTTTTCTAAGTACTGGCCAAGCAAGTGTTTCATATCATCCGAGACAACATGAGCAACATCTTCACGTAAGAATATTACATTTCCATAATCATAAATTCTACTTGTTCCGCCATACGTCGGACCTGTTGTTAATTGAAGTCCAGTATAACCTTGTGCTTGTGCAAACCTAAACACAGACTCTATAGCAGGTAAGAAGTTAACTCCTACGAATGGACCGCCAGAATAAGGAACGACGGTATCTGCTCTTCCGTTCATTTGAACAATTCTTCTTTGTGGTATTGGGTTCTGCGCTGTATCGTAACCATCATTAGCATAAGTATCACCCGTAAATAAATCATTTGATGGATACCAGAACGAACTATCTCTGTATTGGAAATCGTGTGTTTGTGATATCATACAGACAATCGTATCAACAGCAAGATCGTTAATTTCAACAGCAGCTCTCAATGCAAGTCCACCACCATTTGATACACCTACAATACGAATCTTAGTTTCGTCAACGTTATTATATAGTTTCAGCTTAGTAATAAGTTCTTCCAACATAGTAATGTCAGGACCGTTTGAAGTTTCATTTGAAATATTCCAACTATTTAAATAGCCGTTAACTCCAACACATATATGTCCTGGCAATTCACTAGAGAATTGAGTTACCATTGCTGAACCTGTTCCGCCATTACCGTGTAATAAAATAGCAACTGGGAATGGTCCTGATCCTGATGGTATGGCTGCCGTTGCAGTGTAATCGTGGAAACCTTGATTCCAATTCTTTGTAATTGTTAGATCAGCAACGTTAGCTTGAACTAATGTTAATCCACCTGTACCACCTGGTTCGTGATCGGCCGACACATACGAGCTATCAGCAGTAAAGTTAGTAACACCTGCATTTAGACTTGTAATATCAGCAATATCGAATGGAGATCCAGTTCCTTGGTCGTTGAATCTTCGTAAGAACCTCGGTTTAATTGTTCCGCCTACCTTTGCCTTAAATATAAAATCACCAAACAGTTTTGAACCTGCCAAGTGCATATTTTCTTTTAATAACTTTTCGTAATTCTCTATAGGTAAGCTTGATTTAATTTGATATGAATACTCTTGATAGAAATCACTATCCTGTATTCTCTGTCCTGAATCAAAGTATTCTTGATCGTATACATTAATATTCTCATCGAATTCCCAGACAAGGTTTTCCATTGACTTATACCAAACCTGTTCTTTCAATGATGGAACAACGATATTATTCCATCTTGCTGTAATAGCTGCAGCAGCAGTTTTTGATCTTATCTGTGTAAGCCATATTCCAGTTGTGGCTGATATTGCCATACCTTGTTTGCTTAAATCATATATTGCGAATCCATCCGAAGCAGTACTATTAAACCAAGGTTCAAATTGAGGAGCTAGAATAGGATAGGTTGATATTGGATTAGCGCCTAGAACTATTTGAGCAACTATTAAAGGTAAAGATGCATCAGGTAAATTCGTTTTCGTTGTTGTTACACCATTTTGTTTCCAACCACTTATGTGAGAATTAGTTCCTGCCGAATATCCGCTCGTTACACCTTGAGTGTCTGCTTTAATAATACCGTGAGAAACAAAATCATTATTGGCTGTTCTTAATTCACCCAAGCCATTTGCGAAATCAGTTATCTGTGATTCGTCTACTTCGTATTCCCAATAACCAAAACCGGAATTTAATATATTTACTTCTGAAATCTTTCCTACGGCAAATTCTGTTTCTGGTTCAACAATTGCATTATCACCAAATCTTCCGATCCCTGTGAAATCAGTTGATATACTTAAAACATTTTTTATCTGAGTTGGTGCATTCTCAAATGTAATGTTTTCGTTTCTGTTTAATCCATCAATATTAAATGGAGTAATCGTAATAAATCCATCTTGTTGATTAACATCTGTTACGACACCATTTATACCAGAAGTTGCACCTCTTATTCTATCTTTTACAGAAAACGAACCTGCGTCACCAGCATCAGTAAATAAGACAATCTGATTCTTACGATCTATATTTTTAAGTAACGAATCTTGCGCAATCGCAAATACATCATTCTGGTAATCGGAACCAGGATTAATATTATCAAATCCTACAATAGAACCAATTGTTAAATCTTGAATATCAAAGGCGTCTGATAATACTGTGTAAATATTTGGAGCAACGGTGGTGCCCGTCATATTAGTTGCGCCACTATTATAATCACTTACGTTTGGATCACCAGTCACAGTTGGACCAATATCAGTTTGATGTAATTGTATTGGTAAGAATGGCGATATGACATCAGTAATAATTGAAGCAATAGACGCATCGGTAATAGATGAAACTATTACATCTTCTACATTTAACGTATCAGGATAAAGCGGACCAGGAGAAGAACCATTCACTGCTACTAATTGATTTGCCACAAGGGCTAAGTTAATTGATAATTGAGGTACAGGAGTAGATATACCGTTAACGAGAATATTTGGCCTGACTGTTGTAACCGTGGTACTATCAGTGAATCCAGTATTAGCGAATGCTGTGTCAAGCTTAACTCCTATTGAGGATAAACTTTGTCCAATAACGATACCAGTACGACCTGCCACATCTTGTAATGTTTCACCTACAATAAATTCTTGATCATAGCCGAACTCACTGTTATCAAGAATAATAGATTGGTCTGAAACAAGTAATCTTGTATTATCAATCGTATACCCATAACCACCATTTACTAAATCATATTTAATTTGGCCTGAGGCTGTATCGGTAACTGCTGTAACAATTGCTTTACCAGCATTGCCATCTTTCTGATGTACATTAAGAACTTCGCCAATTTCTCTACCTGAGAGATTCTTTCTTTTTGCTCCTACACCTGATTTATCAACAATAGTAAACTTTGAAAGAGATCCATTTGTTTTACCAAACTGTACTACTTCGCCGTTTACATTACAAAGAATATCTTCATACTTGTTAAATGTACCTTGAATACCATCAAGATATATCACTGGTGTTTTAATACCATTTAGAATAAAGAAGTTAATTGATCTTACAGATGCCTTTGCACCAGTTACCGAACCTTCAATGTTACGAGCTAATAAATCAAGATACTGATATTCTTTTCCAGTTTTTGAGGTAAAGAAGTTATTATTTGGAAACATCTGCAGATAAGTGCCTTGCTTCCATTCAGAGTCAGATACCTTTTGCATCTTTTCGGCAGGGTATAAAATTTCAATTTCAAACTCTTGATAAAATATAGCAAAGAATAACTCAATACCTCGAGCAGTACCTTTTGCTCGATATAAGTCAAGTATATTTTTAACAACAAACTTAATGATGTCGGCTTTTAGTGGAAGATCAGCAAGGAACTTTTTCTTAAAGAAGATAAGCATACTATTAAGTGTACTATCAATATCTCTCGTTTCAAATAAACGTCTTGCTTGATAGATATGCTGATTCTCTTGAGTTTCAGACCACTTATAATACTCTTCAACTAATTTAACAAGCTCAGGTCCATCTTCCCTGTAAATAGCGGGGAACTGATTCTTAATGAAAAGCGACAGATTTTTTTCGATTTCACCCTGAGGCATTATTTTTCTCTCTTATTAATAACTTGTTGAGTTAGTCGACTGCGGGGCTATAAACTCGTCCAAAGCCAATGATACTTTAACGTCTGTATCTCTTAATATAAACACTCGCCCCTTTGGAGCAACAACATCGTTATCTATAGTTTTCGCAGATACTTTAATCGCACTGCCTGTGAATGTGTCTACCTTAAAGTTTGTTAGTTTCACTTCACCTTTATCATAATCAATCGTGCCAGCAGTTGGATTAATAATCTGTGGATTCGTTGCCTCGTCCGTGATGATCATAATATTTCCACTACCATCATCTTGGAAGTATACACAAGTACCATTTATATCAAACGGTGTTGATTTAACCGCAGGTTTAAAGTTTGCGAAACCATTTGCCGCATTGAAATTATAAGGTTTTACTAGCGGTGTTTCAAATCTGAATGTTGGATTTGTATTAAAATTAAGTGGGGGTGAATATTCAATAACAGGACATACCACAATTTCACTACTTAATATGCCTGCATCTAATCCATCAATAATACCTGATATTTTAGATCGTCTTAAAGTTTTATCAAATCCTTCAAGGTTATCATCAGAATATTTTTGAATCGCTGCTCTTACTAACGTTTCTAATTCTGCTTCACCTTTTTCTGTATTCTTTTTACTGTAATTTACAATCACTTGCATATCACCATAAACGAATTCGGTTTGTTTAAAGATTGGTTCAATACCTAGTGGAGCTCTTTCTTTTAAATAAGCCAAATAAGAATTGGATAATGTTGTAGATATGATTTGTGTATCATCATTTAAATAAACAGAAACAGCAACTCTACCAAATTGAGGTGGATCTAACTGTTCACCACCGTATGCAGACACTGCGGATATCTCAGGGAATGCTTGTTGTAATAATACTTCGTAATCTTTTGATGTAACTGCTCGTTCTTGTACCTGTAATGCCTTAGGAGCAAAGTATCGAATTGAGTCCATCGACTCTCTTTCGGAACCACCTGATGCTGCAGCTAATGTATAAGCAGAGATCGTTGCGTTTTCGATAAAGGATCCTGAGAACGAACTATCTTTACCTGCGCCGTTAGACTCAGGACCTGAACAGATTCTATAACGTACTCTTACATCTTCGAATTCTTGAGGTTGCGCACCAAACATGTTCTTACCAAAGTAAATAGAATACTTTTCATCAAGATATGGTTCAAGATAGAATACTTTATCTGTTGGTTTAACACCGTAAATAGTATTGGCTCGTGTAAATACATTTGCGTCGTCAGTTGCTTCTGCATCAATAAAGACAACAATTGAATCCGTATCTACTTCGTTGTTTGTAAGGAATACTCTAAGTACTCCATCTGCGTCAACAATAAATCCTTCTCTTTGGAAACTTGCTAACATTTCACCTTCGTAAACATCAACGCTATCAGCAACAAATGTACCTACATCAAACGCGATTCCAGTTTGAGGATTAATGTCAGTTGATAATACTTTTCTGGCCGTATACATTTGATCTGTGACGAATGAAAAACTTTCGCCTTGGTGATTCACTTTAAACTGAGAATATTTTGGAATCGTAATTGTTGCAGCTTCACGCGTTGGATCTTGAATAGCAACATATAGTGTCGCTTTAGCAGATTTACGAGATCTTGGAATATAGTTTAATTCTTTTGCATGGGAAACGATTGAGTTCTTAAGGACGGCAGAGTCAAGAAACATTTCGTTAAGTGCCATGTTTGTATAGAAGTTATTCTGATAACTATTAAACGCAAGAACATCTAACATGACGCTCATGTTTGAGCCATCAAAGTTATAATCCTTGAATTGCGTTTGTGTTTCTAAATAACTCCTAAGTTGACTTTTTATTCCATCGAAGTCAAGTTCAGTAATTGGTGTTTTTGGATTTGCCATCTCTATCTATTCCTTTGTAATACAACGTCTAACTGTATTGGCTGTTCAACCTGTCTAATATAAAAAGTAATCCCAACGTAGACTTCACCATCGTCAGGCTTTGAACTTACTGCAACATTAATTAATTGAGCTCTTGGTTCATAGGTCTGAATTGTTGACGTTACTCTATCTTCTATTAATTTTAATGTACCGGGTGTTAAATTTTCAAATAACATCGCTCTGATATTGCCACCCATATAAGGTTGCATTAATCTTTCACCACGATCTGTTAATATTAAATTTTTAATTGATTCTTTAACTGCTTCTTCATCTTTGAGTAGCACTACATCAAATGAAACTGGACTCACAAGCAGATCTTTACGAAAATCAGAGTTAAGACTAATTTTTTTCTTTACTGGTGAAATGTAATCTGCTATTGCCATTATAGTATTTCTCTTATATCTAAATGAATCTTATTTAGTTCTGGGTAATCCTTAACATATTTAAATCCACCTTTTAATGCATTTTGAATAAAGGCTTCAGGATCTGCCATATCTCTTTTAACATCAATAACCAAACCACTCAAGTGTGAATTGTCTTCAGGTCCGTCTGCCTTTGTGTTATAAGCTTTACTTACCCAGCCTTCTGTTATTGTTAAAGGCTTTTCTGAATTCGTTGATTTCTGTAATCTTTCTAAGTATACTTTAACATCGAGATCAATTCTTGTCCAGGCGTATATACCAATACCTTCTTTTTCATCAAACGAATCTCCTTCGAGTCTAAATACGTCTGACGATCCATTAAATACATTACCACATCTTGGAAGGTTTTTATAGTCCGCAGCAGTAATAGGTTTAACGTTCTGCGGTATTTTGCCCGTATCAGTCTTTTCATTACCACCAGGAGAAGTCCATCTACCTTGTAATCTATTTATTACCTCTTTCCTAGTTGATGGAGAATACCTTATAGCTCCTGCTCTGATAGCAGATGACTCATTGATTCTTGAGATGTTTTTAAGACGATCTACGATCGTACTGTATCGCCTTGTATAATCATCAAGGGGTTTATTAATGTCCCTTATCAATGATTCTATTGACCCTGCAAGTGCACAGATCCTAGATACGATGTATTGAATCTCTTCGATACCAGGCGATTCAAATGCAGCTACTGCGTAATCAATCAAACCCTTTATCTTATCTTTAATACCTTTCTTATTCTCTTCAGTAAAGAATGCACACATTTGTTCTCTTGTTGTCATAATACCTTTTACGACTTTTGCATTCACAA